CGCTTTGCCTCGCGACTCCGCCTTGACGACATCACACCGGACGACGCATCCAAGAACGCAGCCGTTCAGGCGTCCAAGGCGGAGAAGGTGCGTTTGGTGAACTTTTTCCAGTATGCCACTCGGGAGTCGTTCACACTATTCCGCCGCAAGCTACAGCGCGACTTGGAGCAAACAGGCAACTGGTACTTTGAGGTGATTCGGAACGCTACGGGCGACGTCCAAGGCTTCACCCACATGCCATCATATCAGATGCGTCTCGGCAAGATTGATGACGAACCGAGGAAAGTGCAGCGCAAGATCCTGGAGCTACAGCTGGACGGTTCGGTTGCTATCAAGGAGCAGGAGGAGTGGCGACGATTCCGCAAATACGTCCAAGCGCGCACTCTTCCACGACAGACGGTTTCCGGCGTGTCTGGCAAGAAGGCCGTGTGGTTCAAGGAGTTCGGCGACCGCCGTATCATGGACAAGAACACGGGCGAGTACAAGGAGGACGTGCCGTTGAATCGGCAAGCGACCGAGATTGTTCATTACAGGTTGTATTGCCCCCGTTCCCCATACGGGCTGCCACGGTACATCGGGAACCTCTTGTCCATCTTCGGGGACCGGGCCGCGGAAGAGATCAACTATGTCACTTTCCGCAACAACAACATACCGTCGATGATGGTGTTGGTTTCGAACGGGCAGCTGACCCAAGGCACCATCGACCGCATCCAGTCATTCGTCGACAGCCAGATTCAAGGCTCGGACAACTACAGCAAGTTTCTGATCATCGAGGGCGAACCATTCAACGAGGAGGGCGAGGACGGCGGCCAGGTCAAGGTGGACGCCCAGCCGTTGACGTCACAACAGCACAAGGACGCGCTGTTCCAGAACTACTCCGAGAACAACCAAGACAAGATCCGGCGCGCGTTCCGGTTGCCGCCCATTTTCGTCGGCCGCTCGGACGACTACACCCGGGCCACGGCCGAGTCCTCCCGGCGACTTGCTGACGAACAGACGTTTGCTCCGGAGCGCACCGAGTTCGACAACATCATGAACAGGATTCTCTTCCCCGAGATGGGGATCCTGTACCACAAGTACAAGTCCAACAGCCCGAACACAACCGACAACTCACAGCTCGTGAAGATCCTGGCCGGAGCCGAGAAGACTGGCGGCATGACGCCGCGCATCGCTCGGTCGATGCTTGAGGAGATCTTGGGGATCGATTTGCCCGACTTGCCAAAGGACTTCCCCGCTGATGTGCCGTTCAGCCTTACGATGGCGGAAGCGGTAAAGAACAAGGCCGACGTTACAGAGCCCGGGCAACAGCTTACGGCTGTGAAAGCGCTCAAGCAATTGGGTATCCTCGGAGAGGACGGCGAATTGGATTTGGGGTTCGATGTGGAGAAGGCCGATCTGGATGATGCCGAAGTCGCGGCGCTCGCGTCCAAGCTGATTGTCTTGGAGCGGTCGGTAGAGAAGCTGTGGAGGCAACGGCAGGACCTTGACGAGGGCGAGTGAGCGAGGAGCTGAAACACGCGCTGGAGTGCGAGTGCTGCTCCAAAAGCGTTGACGTCCTTCACGACTTCCTGGCAGTCGCGGACGCTCTTGTTGCCAAGGCGTTGAAGCTCTCCGAAGTCGCTCAAATCGCCAAGACAGAGCAACGGATGCGTGAGCTGCTGCTCGGGCGTTGGCGGCTCCGTTCCGATCAGGCAGCGACGGCAGCAGGCCGCATCATAGCGCGTGGCGGGACTATCAAGGCAGCCGTCTCTCGCGTTGACTCGATCATGGCCAAATGGTCGAGTGACGTTGAGTTGCGCTACGGGAGCGACCTTGAAGACATCTACTTCTTGGCACGAGTAGCGGGGTGGAAAAAGGCTACAGGCCAGACCAAGCAATCGCTCGGTTACGACATCCCCAACTTCACCGAGGAGCTAGGCGACGACGCAAGCGTCAAGAAGGCGTCCGCCGGCGTCACGCCGACGTACGACTTGTTTGACAAGGCGGCCGTTGAGGCGCTTCACGACGATCAGATGTTGTGGATCGGCAACCATTACGACCGCAACGTCAGGGACGCAATCCGGACGGGGACCACTCCGGCCATCATCGCCGGTCAGGGCCGAATCGAGGCGGGCCGGACGATGGAAGCGCACCTGCGTCGGGAGCTAGGCAAGGTACACGTTCCGGACGGGTTCCGTGGTTCGGACGCCAAGTACATGGAGGGGTTGGCCGCCAACGCGGCGACTGTCGCACGGGTTCGCGGGCAGATCCGTTCGTTCCAAGATGCGGGCATCACGCGCTATGAGATCGTCAATCCGAACGATCGGAGGACGAGCCCGATTTGCCGACATATGTCGGGCAAGGTGTTCACAGTCGAGCACGCGGCGCGTCAAATCGAGTCGGAAGCCGGGGCGACGAATCCGGACGACATCCGGAAGGCACACCCGTGGCTGTCGGCGACGGAGTTGATGCGTGTTTCGTCGGCAGCCGGCCACATTTCCGGACCCGCCGGCATCAAGGACTCCAAGAGTCTTGCGGACGCCGGCCAGGCCCTCCCGCCGTACCACTTCCGTTGCCGCTCGACCGTGGACGTGTCGACGTCGGCCGGTTCTTGGAAGCCGCTCTCACCGCGCGAAGCTATCCCGCCGGTCCCACCGCGTCCACCTCCGGTCGCCGGTCCCAAGAAACGCCCGACAGCGAAGCCCAAACCGGCCTCCGTTGCTACACGAGCGGCGACAATGCCGCCGCCAACGCTTGGTGCGCCTACCGCCGACGCAACAGCGGCGGAGATGCTTGCGTCCAAGGCGACCAAGTCAGAGGCCATCAAGGAAGGCATCATGGATGCCAGGTTGGTGGAGTTGACGACTCCGAAGGGGCAATCCATGAAGGCTGTTTGGAAGTCTCCGGGAGAAGCCGGATGGAATTCGCTTGGTATCGCTCCGAATACGATGCATACACGTGAAGTGGCGTTCTATGAGATGGACTTGTTGCTTGGAGGGGAGACTCTGGTGCCGACTACGGTTGTGGGCGACCTTGGTGGTGGGCTTGGCATGGGGAGTTTCCAGAAGTATGTGTCGGACGCTACTCATGCGGCCCAACTTGGCAAGAAGGCGGAAGCATTGATGGCAGACGTCAACATAGCGGATCTGCGCAAGACGTTCTTGATGGACGTGATTGCCGCCAACGGAGATCGGCACGGGTACAACCTGCTGTTCAAGAGAGTGAAAGGCGATGTCAAAGTGTTTGCCATCGACCACGGCTTTGCGTTCCCGGCCGAGGCCCCTCGTTCATTTGTATTCCCTACGCGCGGATCGTGGTCAAGCGCGCTGACATTGGATTCGGCAAGTGTGGAGTCGTTGGAGGCGCTGGACATGGATAAGTTGGTTGGTGTCATGAAAAAGGCGGGGGCATCACACAAAGCCAGGACGGCTACGCTTGTGAGAATCAGCGCGCTCAAGAAGGATCCCGCTATCATTACCAAGGTGGAGCCGGCCAGTACGTCATTCAAATTCAGCGAATTCACTCCTCCCGAAAGAAGGGTGATGGCATTTGTGGAACGGTCGCTGGACTCGCCCGGCAGTCTTGTGTCCAAGGGTGAATTGAAAACGCTGACGGAGATGGCGAAATGAAGCTGTACCAACGCGATGGTACGAAGAAAGTGCTGCTGGCGACGTTCACTTTGGTCAAGGGCAAAGTGAAGTCAGAATGGGAAAAGGCCGGCGAGGGGTTCCAACAGCACATCGAAGTCGACGGCATCCAAGGACGCAAAGGCAGGTTCAAGCCTGCTGATGGCAAGGCATTCATGACGGCGCTCGGAGAAGCATTCCAGCGTAGCACTTTTTTGTTCGTTCGCTAGGCACCGTCGTCGCAGCCGTCCTATCCTCGGGGATGTGAGCGACGCGAGACAAGCGATTGCCGACGGCGTTCTTGGGGTGGCGAAAGCCGCCCGTGTCCGCCGTGTGCGCAATCGTGTAGTCGTTGCGGCATCGGCCGCGACTCTCGCCATGGTCCCACCTCCGGAGACCAACTCTCAACAGGAAGAGTTTGTCAGCAAATCGGTGTTCGTTCCGATCTTGAAGGCCGACAAGGACCAGCAGGTGGTCACCGGCGTCGTGCTTCAACCGGAAACGGTCGATGCACACGGTGACATCATCGGCGCCGACGTTATCCGGGAGTCCGC